GGCATCTTGATGTAAATATAGCCCGTTATGAATCTGAAAAACAAACAATAGTAGTGGATCGGAGTAAATGGGGCTTGCCTGAACCTAATCGTGAGGCAGCTTATATCTCTTTGGCCAAGTACGCGAAAAGTGTCGAGGTCCTATCTGTAAAACAGGTAGGAGCCTTGAACTTGGCCGCCCAATGGATGGATCGGGAGTTCCGACCATACATGTGTAATAGTATAGTACGCGATCAGGATGTTGTCGTAGCCAAGCTCGAAAAGAGCACAAGCTGCGGATTTCCCTGGGTACGGAAATATAAAACGAAACGTGACATGATAGAAAGTTGGACAGAGTTCGAGAAATACATGTCAGAGGACTGGGATCGCCTGAAAGAAGAGACCTACACAGCTGTGTTTGGAAACTCACTTAAGGAAGAGATCCGGGACCATGAGAAAATCGCTGAGAATTCGCTTAGGACGTTTACGGCGGGTCCCATTGAGATGACTATTCATGGAAATCGATTATTTGAGGATATGAATGAAAAGTTCTATGCCTCGCATCTCAAAACAGCCAGCGCTGTGGGTATGTCTGTCCTTAAGGGAGGATGGAATAGCCTATATCAGAAGCTGAAGAAATTCCGCAATGGATTTGCCCTAGACGAGTCGCAGTATGACTCGAGTCTTAGATCATATCTAATGTGGGCATGTGCGGAATTTAGGTGGAATATGCTGCGCGTGGAGGACCGCACCCCCGATAACCTGGCAAGGTTGAGGGTGTATTATCGAAATTTGGTTAACACGCTTATAATAACATCTGATGGTGTGTTTGTAATGAAGAAGGGAGGAAATCCCTCAGGTTCAGTAAACACCATCGTTGACAACACCTTGATCCTATACATGCTGATGGCATATGGGTGGATAATGGTGAGTCCCGAATCCGAATGTAAATATAGTTCTTTTACGGATAATTTGTCATTAGCCTTAGTTGGTGATGATAACACGTGGACAGTGTCAGATGCAGCATTGGAGTTCTTTAATGCACGATCGTTGATAGCTGAGTGGAAAATCTTAGGAGTTACCACAACAACGGATTGTTTAGAACCCCGCCCTGTCGAGGAGTTGGATTTCTTGTCTGCCCACACCGTATTCATCGACGGTGTTGCTGTTCCTCTTTATCAGCGAGACAAGTTATTAACTTCACTTCTTTATTCATCACATCCTGAAGACCCAGTTTATACCCTAACACGGGCAGCAGGCATCCTCCAAATTGGTTGGACAGATGAGAGCTTGAGAGCCTATCTGCAAGAACTAATTGGATGGTTAGTCTCAGAATACTCCGATGTCCTCCATGATAATATGGAGTGGAAGTTGGCAATGAGACAAGTGATGAATGATCAAGAATTGAGGAAGCTATTTGTAGGTGAGGCACAGCCCCTATATAATCAATCATATTCCGAACGCGAAGAAAGATTAAAAAGCGGAATAAAAAGCAGTTATACTAAATATAGTCTAACGGGCCCCACTTACGATAGTGGATTGATTGAGCAAAAATACAATATGCTAGCATTACCTCAACGACAAAGAAAACCCAGACAACGACAGTTGGCACAGACTGTTGGCGCCGTTCAAATGAACAAGAGTGGCGTTGGGTTCCACATTGCACCTCCCCCAAGAAGAGTGAATGTTGGATTGCCCTTTCCTGGCAAGGCACAAGCCAAGAAGCAGAGGCGTGCAAACAAAATGCCCAAGCCCAAAGCGGGCGGTTATGGTTCATGGCAAACTCAAGGAATGAATGAACCCCGCCGAGGAGGACCAGGAGTGTCCTTTGGGCCTGGAGGACCTATACGAAGTAGATCCATGGATATGAGGGTGACCGCAGGAGGTCAAACCTTACAAAGTTCACGTAGGCAAGTGATT